ATTGCTAAGTTTCCGACCACTGGATCTGTCACACTTTCGAGTAATATAGATATCAGTAGAACAAGTACCACAAATTTCGCTTCAATGTATATGGTTTGTGGTACGTTTGACGCAAATGGTTATGACGTATATGCCAATAAAATATACACAAATAATAGCGGATCCTATTATTGGTTTTATCCTAGCACTAAAGATTGTAAGTTATACATGGGTGAAGGAAACTGGTATATCGACGGAGAAGGAACTGGAACAAGTAGTACTAGTGGAGCTCCTTGGAACGATACTAACAATAACAATATTGTATATCCCGAAACATCTACTATACATTTTACCTCTACTGGTTCTGGCAATATAGAGTTACGAACAAGGGGGCAGAACTTAAATAATATAGTCAAAGATGCTGGAACTGGCGCTCTTATATTTCAAACTTCGCTTACTGTCAATCAACTACTTAATTCAACAACTTCAGTACTTACAATTAACTCTAGCGTAACTTTGACTTTGGATTATATGGAAACATCTGGTAATATTGATGGTGGCGGATCAATTGCATGGACAGGTAATAGATACTTTAACGGCCCGAATATAACAGTAAATTCAGTAAACGCTACTTCACCCAGCGGATTCCCTGCTGGACCAATGTTTGTTGGTAGTAGTGGAACAATTACTAGCGCAACAGGTTGGACTCAATCCGATGCACCAATTAGATATTGGGTAGGTGGAGCTGGTAACTGGGGAGATACTTCACACTGGTCAACATCTTCAGGAGGCACATCTGGCGCTTCAGTTCCAGGCACCGATACAGAAGTCATCTTCGATGGTAGTAGTGGTAGTGGTAGTGTCACGTTTGGCAATAGTAATCACAACCCAACAAATTTCTTTAATCTATATGGAGATAATGAAGGAACGGCTAATATAACACTAAGCCAAAGTGGAAACGCCTATTGCTATGGCGATTATGTTTTAGACAATTCTCTTAACAAAAATGGTAACGGAAGTAATTACTTTAGTAGTGCTAGATTCGGAAATAGAATATCGACTAATAACGACCAAATGTATTTGATGAGTTTTGATGGAGGAGGAAGTTACTCTCTTGAAAGTTCTGTATACGCTTCTCTTCAAAGTAGCAACTGTTTTATTTTAAGAAATGTTGATTTTAATAGCAATGGGTATAGCATTTCTAGTAGTGTACAAGTTCAAAGACAGTTTAATAGAGATGTTGATTTCACTAACTCTTATATTAGATGCTTTATTGATTGGAATGTGTCTGGTACAGGAACGGGAACACTTACGCTAACTGGTACGCAGATTAGATTTGGTGGCTATTCGTCTTCAAGTTTTCATGGGGGAGGCTTCGATTATCCATTTGTTGAAAATCAAAATGGAAATCAATTTAGTTTATACTTCACAGGTGCCAATTCTTTTGATAGACTAGATTTACCAGGCTCAAGTAATACAGGTAAAGGTGGAACAACATATATGACTTCCGCCACTCAGACAATAAATGATAATGGGCAAGTAACCTTTAAGGGTTGGAGTGCTAATAGAAGAATGCGTATAATGGGGGATATGGCATTTGGAAGCAATGTCACTATAAGCGCTGAAGATCATGATTTTCAAGACTTTACAGCAACTGGAGCAACAATAACTGGAACACGATTAGGTGATATTGGAGGAAATACTAACGTAATTACTGATTCTCCAAAAACTGTCTACTTTGATAACTGGTATAGTTCATTTTTTAGTTTGGCAGCTAGTCCATCGAGTTGGGCAAAGCTTGGTTCTTCTTACGATACTGGTAATGCTGTTCAAGATAATGTCACTTATGATTACGGGGCAACAATGCCTAGCTGGGCAGGTACAAGCAATGACAGCGGGCAACTACACTTTAGTCCAGATGGTACTAAAATGTTTGTCGCAGGTTTAGCTTCAGATAGTGTTAATGAGTATACCTTAACCACAGCTTTCGACATAACCACAGCAAGTAAAGTTGGGTACAAATCCATGTATAGTGAAGAGACTGCATTGTTTGGTGCTTCTTTCAATACTGACGGTACTAAGATGTATATAACAGGTCATGTAGGAGATGACGTTGTAGAATATGACTTATCAGCGGCATTTGACGTATCCACGGCTGTTTTTGGCAGAAGGCTTTATATAGGTGGTACTCCAAGAGAAATTACTTGGAAACCTGATGGGACTAAATTCTTTATTACTTATGCTCAAGGTACTGTTAAAGAGTGGGATTTAACAACTGCTTATGATGTAACTACAGGTACTGCGGGTTCAGCTTTTACTATCGGTAATAATATGACTGCATCTGGCGCTGCATTTAATAGTGATGGTACTAGAATGTTTGTTATTAGAACTGATAGCCCTGGTCCTCAAATAAATCAATATAGTCTATCTAGTGCTTATGATCTATCGTCTACAATTTCCTTTATAGACAGTATTAGTATAACATCTATTGGTAGTGGGTCTGGACATGGTAGTATGGTATTTAATCCTAGCGGAACTAAAATGTTTTTGTTATCTGCGGGAGATGGTTTGATACACCAATTTAGCACTAGTTCTTATGATTCAAACGCTACCGCTGCAACAGAAAATTATCCTCTACCACAAGATACTTTAGTGTTTAAGCCTGATGCAGGAGCTGGTACGTACACTATGGAACTACCTTTGTACACCATGCCGCTACTTGATTTCTCTCTTGTTAATACAGGAGACGTATCAATGTATCATGACTATACTAATGATTATTATTATTTGAAAGGTGTAAAGCTAGGACCTAACGCAAGATATAGACAAAAATCAACAACAGATAATAGAATGCTATTTGTAAATACTTCTATACCAAAAATATTATCAGGAGATTTAGAAGGTACTCATTTAAAACTTCTTACTAATGATGAGTTTACATTTGAAGAGTTTGCACCAGAGAACTTATATATTCAAGGAAATGGTACAGCAAAACATACTAATGGAACTGGTAGCGCAATAAACATCGGTGACGGAAAGAATAACGAAATATTTAATTTCAATGGTCTACCTGTAGCAGGTAACTGGTATGTGGGAGATAGTAGTGTTAGTGGTACATCCTTAGGGTTAATAAAAGAAACTGAAGAAGTTAGCAAAAGCGGATCACCTTTGATGATGTTCTAATGCTTATAAATAGTAAGATGAATGTTGAAAAGAAATTTATAGGGTAGGTGGAATGGCACAACCGACAACAAGAAAAGAGTTTAGCGAATATTGCTTACGCAAACTCGGAAAACCAGTCATAGAAATAAACGTTGATATCGATCAAGTATCTGATCGTATTGATGAAGCTTTGTCTTATTATTGGGACTATCACTTTGATGGTGCTGAGAAGATTTACCTAAAGCATCAAATCACTGCAGATGATAAGGCAAACGGTTATATCACAGTACCAGAGAGTATTATTGGTGTGATTAATATTTTTAATCTTTCGGCAACATCACTCTCTACATCAAATATTTTTAGCGCACAATATCAGTTTGTATTAAATCATATGCATGAAATCGCTAACTACGATTTAACTCACTACTATATGAACATGCAGTACATTCAATTCATGGAAGAGATATTGACTGGAGCGCAGCCTATTAGATATAATCGTCACGTAAACAAACTACATATCGATACCGATTGGAATAGACTAAGTGAAGGCGCTTATATTGTAGCGGAGTGCTATCAAGTTGTAGATCCAAACACATATACAGATGTTTGGAAAGATAGATGGCTTCAAAATTATGCAACCGCAAAGATAAAATACCAATGGGGTTCTAACTTAACTAAATTCGAAGGTATGCAATTACCTGGAGGGGTTTCGTTCAATGGCGCACAAATTCTTCAAGACGCTCAAACTGAGATTGAGAAACTTGAAGAAGATATGATTAATTCATATAGTTTGCCAGTGATTGATATGATAGGATAAGAAAGTGGCTACAAACTTCTACTTTAATAACTTTACTAACTCAATGGAGCAAGAACTAGTTGAGGACTTGATTATAGAGTCTACTCGAATATATGGTCATGACTGTTGGTATATTAGTAGAACACTTGGCGCAAAAGACGAACTTCTAAACGAAGATGATCTATCAATCTTTAGCTCAGCATATTCAATGGAAATGTATATCAAGAACGTAGATGGGTTTGAAGGAGAAGGTGACTTCTTATCAAGATTTGGTTTACAAATTCGTGATAGTATTACATTCACTATTGCTATTCGAACTTTCAATAAAGAAGTTGGATTACATACAGAAGACGTAAGACCTCAAGAAGGTGATCTAATATATTTCCCATTGAATAAAAAGATATTCCAAATACAACACGTAGAGCATGAAGCAATATTCTATCAAATGGGCAACTTACAAACATACGATTTGCGTTGTGAACTATTCGAATACTCTGGTGAAAGATTTCAAACTGGTTGGTATGAGATAGACTCACTACTAGATGCTTATGATTTAACATCCACAGAAGCTAATGCAGATATCGAAACGTTTGATGCTCTTGCTGATAACACAACGATTGAAACGGTTGCCGATAACATTTTGGATTTCACCGAGACAAATCCATTTGGAGAGGATAACTACTAATGTTTGGGCATAGATTTTACAACGAAACTACACGAAGATATGTTGCCGTATTTGGTACGCTATTCAATGACATTGTGATATATCGTAGAGACAATAGTGATGCTATTGTACAAACAATTAAAGTACCTGTTAACTATGGTCCAATTCAAAAGTTCTTATCTAGACTAGAGCAAGACCCTAATTTGACTGCTCCAGCGATGACATTACCTAGAATGAGTTTTGAGATAACTGGAATGACATATGATCCAGAGCGCAAGCTAACTAATATGGTACAAAACTCTACAGTCAATGCGGCAGATGCAAATGCATTTAAAACTCAGTTTACGCCTGCTCCATACAACTTAGAATTTCAACTAAACATAATGACTAAGTTTGCTGAAGATGGTACGAAGATTTTAGAACAAATCATCCCATTCTTTAAACCAGAACAAACTTTGACAGTAAGACTTGTTGATGATATAAACTTATACCTAGACATTCCTGTTATATTGAATAGTATAAGCACAGAAGATATATACGAAGGCGATTACGAATCACGTAGAAGTTTACTATGGACTCTCAGCTTTACTATGAAGGGATACTATTTCGGTCCTAAGACAGATAAAAAAGTCATCAAATTTGCAAAAACTAAATCGTATGACGGTATGGATGATAGTCGTAACCCACAGGTAATAAATGTGTTTCCTGGTATGACTTCTAGTAACGAACCTACTAATGACCCTACTGAAACTGTAGACTGGTCAAACATCGACTTTGAGGAAGATTGGGCGTACATCGTAGAATATGAGTGAGGATTAAATGGAAGATGAAATAGGTAAAAACTTAGGCTTAACCCCAATTAACGAGATTATTGAAGGCGAAGTCATAGTTGATAAAAAACATACTAATTGCGGAACACCAGATTGTTGTGGAGATTGTAACACTGCAACTGATGAAGAAAATGATTACAAGTATGCAAGAGAAAACTTTTACAATGTAATTGAAAAGGGAACAGATGCTTTAGAGCAGATGTTAGATGTAGCGAAAGCATCAGAGCATCCTCGTGCTTATGAAGTCGTATCTACTATTATGAAAACACTTGTAGATGCCAACAAAGATTTAGTATCGATGGGTGATAAAAAACGCAAAGAAGAGCCTACTGAAGATAAAAAGGTTACAAATAACAACTTGTTTGTGGGTAGCACAGCCGAGCTACAACAACTTTTAAAAGATGTGAAAAATGAATGATATTCAAGTAAAGGGTTACAACGGTAACACTAACATTAAACGAAAGGGCATGTCGATTGAATTCGATCAAGACATGATCCAAGAATATGTTAAGTGTGCTAAAGACCCAATTTATTTTGCAGAAAAGTATATTAAAATTGTTCATGTAGACCATGGGTTGATACCCATTCGCATGTACGAGTATCAAAAAGAAATCGCAAACGCAATTACTCACAATAGACGTGTGACAGTTAACACTTCACGTCAGGCTGGTAAAACGACAACTGCGGCGGCCATTATCTTACATTATGTTCTATTTAACGACCATAAAACTGTTGCGCTACTTGCAAACAAAGGCGATGCTGCACGTGAAATTCTAGACCGCATTAAAATTGCATATGAAGCATTACCCAAGTGGATGCAACAAGGCGTGATTGAATGGAACAAAGGGAGTGTTGAATTTGAAAACGGATGTAAAATTCTTGCAGGAGCTACATCAAGTTCTGCTATTCGAGGTAAGTCTATATCGTTTCTTTATATTGATGAGACGGCATTTGTAGAGAACTGGGACGAGTTCTTTGCTTCTGTGTTTCCAACAATTTCATCTGGTAACACAACAAAAATCTTGTTCACGTCAACACCCAATGGACTTAATCACTTCTATAAGACTTGTGAGGGTGCAAAAGAAGGCAAGAACGGATATATCTTTATTGAAGTACCTTGGGAGAGAGTGCCTGGTCGTGATGATAAATGGAAAGAAGAAACTCTCCAAGCAATGGATTACGACTATCAAAAATTTGCACAAGAATTTGAGTGTCAATTTTTAGGTTCTTCTGGCACTCTCATCGAAGGATCTAAGTTAAAGAACTTAGTATATAAGAAAACTGTACACGATAGTCAAGGTCTTAAGATTTATAAAGAGGCCGAGAAGGGTAGAACATATGTCATGGTCGTTGATGTGTCTAGAGGTAAGGGTTTAGATTACTCTGCATTTCAAGTCATTGACGTAAGTGAAATGCCTTATAAACAGGTAGCAACTTTTAGAGATAATATGCTAACACCTATTGACTATGCTGAAATGATTTATAGAGTTCATAAACTATATGGTGAATGCTATATGTTAGTGGAAGTAAATGATATTGGTGATCAAGTAGCTGACCTTCTTAACTACGAATATGAGGTAGAGGGTTTACTACATACAGAGAGTGCGGGACGTTCTGGTAAAAGAATATCAAGTGGTTTCGCCAAAGCAACAGATAAGGGCATTCGGACAACGAAATCGGTAAAGGCAGTCGGATGTAATATGTTAAAGATGTTGGTAGAACAAGATCAATTAATTATCAATGATTTTGATACAATAAAAGAATTGTCTACTTTCTCTAGAAAAGGCGTTAGCTATGAGGCTGAGCCTGGTAATCATGATGATTTAGTAATGTGTTTAGTTCTATTTGGATGGCTAACAGACCAAACGTTTTTCCAAGAGATCACGGACATAAATACTATGATAAAACTAAGACAAAAAACAGAGCAACAGATTGAAGACGAACTTTTGCCATTTGGATTCAACAACGATGATATCATGTTAGATGAGGATCTAGAAAATAGGTTTCCTACGTGGTTCAATTACTAAATCGTTGATTTTATAAATATGAATAGTATAGAATTGAAGTCACAATCTTTTTTAATAAATAAGGAGAAATGGAAATGGCATTTCAAGTAAGCCCAGGCGTTAATGTCAGCGAGATCGACCTATCTACAGTAGTACCAGCAGTATCAACTTCTACTGGTGGGATTGCAGGTGTTTTTCGTTGGGGGCCCATCAATGAAAGAATTTTAATTAGTTCTGAAGTAGAATTAGCCCGCCGTTTTGGTAAACCTAAAACTGGTTTTAATACTGAAACGTTCTTTACCGCCGCAGATTTTTTAGCATACAGTAACGCATTATATGTTGTACGAGTATCAGACGGCGTAAAAGCAAATATTATAGGTGGTTCGATTCCGACAGAAAACGGAATTACAATCACTAATGCAGGTTCAGGATTTACAGCTGTCCCAACAATCACTTTTACAGGTGGTGCAGGTACAGGCGCTACAGCTACTGCTAGATTAGAAGTAGTCACAGCTGCCATCGGCGATGATGCTGGTACAGGATATACAGCTGGAGATATTGTAACAGTTGACCTAGGAGATGGTGTAGAAGCGACATTCACTGTTAATACTATCGATGCAGGAAATAGCGATGCAGTAGCGACACTATC